AGCATTTAAACAGATCGATCAACGTCTCAAAGCTCTGGAAGCTAGTTAACCATGCGAGTGATAAAGAGGGGACGAATGTCCCAAGGGATGAACATCCCATGGTGACCGCCGCGTTTCAAACCGAGATGGACCGGAAACTGGATTCTCATCCGGTTATCAAAGTCGAGCATATCTCAAAAACATCCGTAACGACGGATATTTCCTCTTACTTCTTAAGCGGGGCTAATCTTCAAAGTGTGAAAGAACGGGCTCCAGATGAAATCCAGGCTGGTTCTTTTGATGTGGTTCTCGCCAATCATGACGATAAATTCAGTGAATATGTAGCCACTTCCCTTTTTTATAATACCGATTATCATGGGTCTAAAATTAGACTCAGTCTTGGTTTTGTTCTCCCCGACGGAACGACGGAATATTCGACGCAAGGTATTGGATTCATCGATCAGCTTCTAACAGATGGCGTTAATTCACAGGTGACGTTACGATGCCGCGATCTTATGTGGCGACTTATGGATCAATTGCTTCACGTCCGGCCTGCCGATGAAATCCCTGCTTTCAATTCAGTCAATGTCGGGAATGGCATCATTTCTGTTATCAGTACAAAACCCTTTACAACAACGACGCAGGATTGGACGCTTGCCTGTACGCTCGGCGGCGCAGATGGGGTTGCTACTTTTTCTGTTACAGGTTCCGTATCGGGGGCTCAAGGAACGGCCACGAGCGGAACTGAATTCACGGCGAATAATGGGATGATCAAATTCGAGATCTCCGGCGGGGCGACAAATTGGGCCTTGAATGATGAAATCACATTCTCGACGAATCAATATCCACAATGGGATGCTGTGAATTTGGGTGAAATCATTTGGTCTATTCTTACTGGTTACAATTGGGGCACGGATACCCAGGAAACATGGTCTGGCCTTGTCTTTGATTTCGATAGCACACAATCCGATGCCAATACGGACCTGGATTATAATGAATTTGTGACGGCGATTGATAATATCGACACAATAGGGCTTTTCGATTTGACTGGCTATATTCCATATAATACGCAGGCTAACGAATTTCTTCAAAACCTATTGGTTCTTGTTGTCGGATCTCTTTATGTTGGAAACGATGGGCGGATTAAATTCTCAACCTATATCCCCCAATTTGGCGCGATAACCACAGAATTTACTGACGCGAAAAAAATAACCAGCCTTTCTTATAACCGTTCGATTGATGAAGTTTTAAACTCGGTCGCCGTCGAATACCTGGCCACCGAGACCTGGCCGTGGTCGAATGCCAGCCTTGTCTTAGACGGAATATTTATAAAAAAGAATGCGACCTCGATTACGAATTACAAAGAACTCGGCGTTGATTTCCAGATTCCATGGTATACATCGAACGGTCTGCATGTCCAAGATTTCGCAGACAAACTCGTTACAAGATATGGAGATCCTCCTCTGAATATCAAATTTATGACCGGGATGGATGCTCTTGAAACAGAGATCGGGGATCGCGTTTTATTGACGGACACGAAGATGGGCGTCACTGAAATGCCCGGCGAGGTTTCACTCGTCGGACGAAGTTTAGGACAATCGCCGAGGGCTATTCAAATAGGATTGAGACGTGATTCTAATACGGATCAACAATTCGGATTCATCGGCAGCGAAGCAAATGAAGGCGATGGACTTAGTCCGCAATCGGATGATTACGATACGGCCACGGATGATGATAAGGCCTTCGCCTATTTTGGCAGCGCAGCTACAACGGAACCAGATTATAGGATGTTTTAAATTGTGGCATATACAGATTTAACTACTGCGTTTGTCTATAAAGATCCCATCTTCTCACCGAAGCTGGATGCTCTCGGTGAGAATGATGATTATTTAAAAGACAATGGATGGGAAACCGGAACGAAAACCGCGTTCTTTCAAGCCTCGGCTCCTGTTGGCTGGACAAAAGATACGACGGCTGCGCTCGACGGAAAAATTCTCCGCGTTGTTTCTGGTTCAGGCGGATCGACAGGCGGATCTCAGGATATCGCAACAGCTATTACGCTGTTACATGGTAATTCAATTACTTCTAGTGGAACACATACTCATACATATGAACATAGCCATGGGCAAGATACTGATACGGTAACAGATGCATCTCTTCACGATGCTTTGCCAGCCAATACATCCGAATCTTTGGGAAGTATCGGGAATAGACCGACGGGCTCTGGTTCAACATCGCTGTATAAAATGAGGGCTGGAACGGATACGTCCGGCGGAACATCGGGGTCCGGCGGAGATCATAATCATGGAGGATCATTAGCAAATGCCCTGACAGATATTTCCCTAAAATATGTCGATGTCATTGTTTGTACGAAAGATACCTCCTCTGGCTATACGGATCAAACTTCCGTTTTCAGCCATAATAAAAAAACGGATTTTGATGAATTTGATCTCTATCTCTCCGAGAATGATGAATATAATTATGATCGACTGACTCCATCAGGATCAATTGCACTTTTCGGCCAGGAAAATGCACCGACGGGTTGGACAAAACTAACGACACAAAACGATGCGGCCTTGCGGGTGGAAACGGGAACCGGTGGCGGGACAGGCGGAAGCGCTGGATTCAGTCAAACGATAACTCTTCAACATACGCACACAATTTCAGCAGATGGATCACATACGCATACGGCAAATCACGATCATGTCCCTAGATCCTTGTTCGAGACAGGCGGAGTAGCTTTAGATGGAAGAAGATATGTCATAGATGGATCAAATCACTATCAGAGATATGATGGTTCAGCAGCAACAGCTAGTGAATTAAGATGGCCAACCCAGACTACAAATGTCGATATTGTGACTCCGGGAACCCATACACATACAATCGGGAATGCATTGACTGATGTGACTTTGGCTTACTTTGATGTGATTCAATGCTCAAAAGATTTAACGGGCGCTTCCTCATCTTATACGGATTTAACTTCCGAATTCGCCTATAAAAAATTGGTTTCCAAACAACGGTTGAACAAGCTCGGGGCCAACGACGATTACATCAAATATCACATTATTCCTTCGACATCAGTTTCTTTTTTCTATCAAGCAGCGGCCCCGCTGACATGGACGAAATTAACGACCCAGGATGATAAAGGATTACGCGTCGTTAGCGGATCAACGGGAGGAACAGCGGGCGGATCACAGGCAATCAGTTCGGCGATTACATTGTCCCATACGCATACAATTTCATCCGAAGGACATACTCATTCAATTGATGCGCATACGCATTCAGTAACTTCTGATTCGTCTGACACAGCAGGAGTAGCCGAAAGTGAATGGATTGGGACATCAAATGGACTTGATTTAATTACATTCGCTCGTGCCGGATCTTTCAGCCGAGACTTAATGCGAGTTGGATACAATAATAGTTTGGCCAATGAATCGAACCAAACCGTAGCTCATGATCATGGAGCAGCCAGCGGAAGCTCATTATCTAATGTCACGTTGGCCTACGCTGATATCGTTATGTGCTCTAAGAATGCTTAAAAATAAATATGCAGGATACAAGCGAACGTCTAGAAATGGTTTGTCCCCTGAATGGGAAAATATGTATCGCCGGTCGGCGCGCTGATTTTCCGACGGATAAACTGGGAAATCTTCTACAGTGTCGATTTTGGGTGCATCTCTATGGCAAAGATCCGCAATCAGAGAAAACGCTAGACCAGTGGGATTGTGCGATTTCATGGATTCCGGTACTTCAAACGGAAGTCGCGCAGATGGAACGTCATACAACGGCCAGCGTTGATAAGTTGGCCAATATCATGAATGAGGCCAAGGGCTCAATCGATAGACTTACGGGGACGGCTCGTTATATGATGGGAATCATCCATGATCGCGACGAGAAGGAACGAAAATTCTTGACTGAATTTGAAACCATCGGTCCAGTAAAACAAAGACCGATTGAAATAAAGAGGGAGGAAACAAATGAAGACGATAAAAGGGCTGAATGACAAGGTGCGCGTGCTTCTGTTGCCGAATGAAGATCCGACGAAGATGGAGATACCAACCTATCGGTCGATATTCACAAACTGCATAGCTATGACTCGAAAATTCAGCGGGGAAAAAGCTTTGCGCCTCGTGCTAATTGGAATGACGTTAATGGACATGGACCCGAAAGAAGATTCTATTGAATTGGAAGATCAGGATCATGCATTATTAAAAGAAATTATGTCGAGTGAAGGGCCTTTTAATAGTTTTATTATGGGCCAGGCTCTCCAGCAAATAATCAATGCGGAAAAAAATTAATTCATTAAATATGCTTCCAGGTATATCGTTTTACGATATGATTAATCGTCGAAGAATGGATTACAAATTGTCTGGAAATTTCGCATTGATGTATTCCACTATCCAGTTTAACAAATAACAATGAAAGTCAATGAGTTCTTTCGATGGATTTTTAAATTAAGAGAAAAACGAGAAGAAGGTTGGGTAATAGAGCGCCGTGTGTTAAAAAGGCGGGCTATCGATCAAGTAACTTCTCCTGCTATCGAGGTAACCAATGTTGCCGGGAATAATAAAATGACCAGCGAGAGAACCGCCAAATTGGTGGACGCGATCCTAGAGGCGTGGACGAAATGCCTAAAGCCACCTTATGGAAGTGGTGAATTTAGTCCAGATGATGGATCTACGGACTGTAATCGCTTTGTTCATGAGGTTTGCGTCAAATTAGGATTCGCCGGATTTGAAGGTTTACGAGCCAACAAGATGTTTGAATTGATGGACAAGGATGACCACTGGCTCGACGTGTCGGGTGCGACGGCAGCCTATTATGCAAATTTAGGTGGGCTTATTGTTGCGGCCTGGAAGAATCCAGATCCAGATAAATCCGGGCATGTCGCTATCGTTCGACCCGGGATGGCCGGTAGCTCGGCCCAGTGGGATGTCAGTACGAAGGACATCCCCAAGATCGCCAATGTAGGGCCCGCCCAGACCTGTCGCCTGGATCGAGGAGCCAACTTCGCTTTCGGAAAAGATTCTAGGCCGACCTACTTTTTCTGGACTGTCTCGCTCAAGAAGGATATATGACGGAACAGGATAAAAATGACTCGGCTGCCTTTCAATTGGGATTGGAGAATAAACGTGATATCGAAAACGCCAAATCTTCATTTGAACAATTCTACCGCGAATCAATTCGTTTCCAGGCTGATATGCGCAATAGCATGGACATGGTTTCCAGTAAACAGGATGTTCTGAAAGAACGGTTTGAATTCGGCACAGCAAAGACGCTCAAGGATTTCAAGAGTGATTGGGATGAATTTCGGGTGCAGTGGGGCTCGAAGATGAAAGAGGACGAAATCAGAGATGGCCGGATTACGGCGTTGACGTTGGATACGAGGGCCAGTATCGAGGAGGTCAAACACGAATCGAGGGAGGCGAAGATCTGGGTCATGCGTTTGGCTATCGCAATTTTCGCGCCCATCTCAGTCGGATTGACAATCTCATTTATTGTCTGGGCGTTTTCGAAATTTACTCCCTGATTGAAGGGAATTAAAAGGTTTATGAATGGCACGACAATCATCGCTCATGGAATGGCTCGAACAGACAAAACGGATATCCAAGGCCATCGATTATATTTGTCTCGATACAATCGATTCTATTTTTTCAATTCTATACGCTATCGAACCGAAAATCATTCGTCGGCATTCTGATTTTTTCGATTATTTTTGCAATCTCTACCATAAACCAAATCCTGCCGATTTACTTAAAAAAACGAAAAAAGAACAGATCTCGTTTTTTAAGAAGTTTCAAAAAAGAAAAATACGCGAGGAATGTTTTGATTGTCCCGTTCCGGTCCGAGTATTGAGCCGGTTCGTTGAAGGTTCTATTCTTCGATGCAAGCAGGGAATGAAAGACACCTTATGGCTCTGGTTTGAGGTGATTGATTTTATGTATGAACGTCCGGAGCTCGTGAATCCAGCCGTTATCGACGAATACATGGAAACAAAGATCAATGAGGTTTGCCTAAAGCATAGGAAAAATAATCCGCTGACGAATGGAATGCGTGAAAAATTCGGGAAATTCTACAAAGACGAGGACGGAAAATGGCAGCCGGAGAGAAGAAAACGGTTTTAAATTCCACTCTAGAGTGGGCCAAGGAATTGTTGAAAACGAAAACGTTTTGGCTTCGTTGGCGATGGCGGTTCGGGGGAATTAAGTCTGGTGGAACGGGGATGAAAATACGGAGGATGAATGTCCTTGACAAGAAGTAAATAATTGTTTTCTTCGTCAATAAAGATATACTCGTAACGAGGTACTCTTTATGGCCGACAATTATTTTGATCCAAACAAAAATCTTGAGTTCTATTTTCATGAAGTTTCTCAGCACACGCGGACGCGTGAAGATTTTGATTTACCGACGGATAATGAATTGGTCGAGCCGCTCAATGAGGCCTATCCAGGATGGTCGAGCCGATTGCTTGATCAACAGGATTGCGATTAATGGCGGGTTGACGGGATGACGCCACCGCCTTCGTCGGTTAAAATACGATTCATGAATATTGTCGGCTCGATGGATAGGCCTGGCTGTATTATCTGGCCGAGATCCAGAACAAAAAGCGGATACGGGAAAATAGGATGGAAACAGTACAATTTCATCACATTCATGGATACGCATCGGCTGGCATGGATTATTTATAAAGGGCCAATTCCAAACGGTCTGCATGTCTGCCACCGGTGCAATTTTAAGGCATGTGTAAATATCAAACATTTGTACCTGGGAACTCGATTCGACAATATGCAAGATGCGTCTAGGGATGGATTACTAAAGAAGAAAAGGAAAAATATTTCACTGGAGGTTTGCCATGATTGAGAAATTGAAAATGTGGATACTGGGCAACGTTATTCTGAAGAAGGTCGTCGGTAAATTCCTGAAACATGGAATCACAACGGTAGCCGGACTCGCCGGTGTTCAAGCTTTCTTGAAAGATTCGGGCGTTACTGTTGACTGGGGAAAACTTGAGGCCTGGGTTATTGTTGCAACCGGTGGTCTCGTTGGAGCGGCCTGGAACTTTATTCAGCATAGATTTAACAAGAAAGAAACAATCGCCACCAAACCGGCGGCCTAAGATTGAAAATTTCTAACGGACGAAGGTCCGAATGTGGGATGGCAGGCCGATAATTACAGATCGCTGATCCGAAACTCAGAACGGACGAAGCTGGAAAATTCCCTGCTTCTTCTGATCCGGCAAAACCATCTCCCTGAGCCCGTTTCTCAGTTTAAGTTTTGTGCTGACCGAAAATGGGTGGCCGATTTTGCTTACCCGGAACAGAAGATCCTGATCGAGTGCGAGGGGGGGCTCTGGAGAAAGAACCAAGAGGGACAGTGGGCGGGTGCCCACTCGTATCCGGGAGCCATCCTCAGGGATATTGAGAAATACAATCAGGCCGCCCTACTCGGCTACCGGTTATTTCGATTCACCGACTATCAGCTGAAAGACGGTTCGGCCATAGAAATATTAAAGAAAGCTCTTGAGTTGACGACGCGATGAAGTTTCTCTAAGATTATATGGGGATGGTCGCTGATTGAACGATCATCTTTCATCGTGATGGCCCCCTCTCAGGGTGTTCCATCTTAAAAGATACCCGGTCCTTCCTACCTCAACTTCAGGTTGATGTTATCGAGCTTAGGATCGGGTATTTTTTTCTTAACTTTGTTGACTTCTACTTCATTTTTTATTTGAATTCTTTCATTAAAATCGAACCTGGAGATTTCAATCAAACGAAGCTCGATAACTCCAGTGGATGAAAATCCAGAATAAAAAGCGAAGAGTCGAATAAGAAGCGGGAATAGCTTCACACCAAAACTCGACGGGCATATAATAACTTGTTGTTTCCCGCACAGATAAGGCTAAAGATCTGGATTGGTCTTCAATTTAATCAAAACAAAGATATCCTAATCTAGAGAATCCGGTTCTCGACAGACGCCTGGGTGTTTGGGGCGACAAGATTAGCATCTTAAGCATCATAGATTTATAAACAATGGACAAGGAAAATGCCCAGAGAGGAAGATTTCGCCTTTTTGTTTTTTCTCATCTTCCACCGATTTCCTGGCCTGCCGAGACATCGGACGAACGTCCGGCGGAATGACTCACTCTCAGGTGCGCCATCCTAAAAGATATCCGGTCTCCCAACCGACAGACCACTAGCCTCCGGTTAAGGTAGTTCTCTCCGATTAGGGACTGGATATTTTTTTCTCCATTCCCCTTGACTTCACTGTTCGTGTTTCTTACGATTCCCTCCTCATGGCATCGGTTCTATTCACATCAAATTTCTCCCCGCTTCCGATTCTCGACCGGTGCCAACTTATCTTGAATCGGGGTGGGGCATTTTTTTAGACGGAGAAATTGAAGTTGGATTCAGCCAAAAAGCCAGAAACATTTCTCGATCTTTATCTTCAATATGCCACAGAGCAAACGGATGCTCCGCGTATTTTCCATGAATATCTTGCCTACTTTATTCTCTCCAGTGTAATCGGGAAAAGTATTCACACGAAATTTGGATATAAGGATCTTTATCCGAATCTTTACCTTCTACTTATAGCTCCGTCAAGTATTCATCGAAAATCCTGGTCGCAAAATATGGCTATTCATATCATTCGGGAAATCCATCGGGATATTCTTATCCCCGATTGTTCGTCGCGCGAATCATTTATTGCTGAATTTGCCGACAAAGAAAGAACTCCGCATGAAACAGGAGTTTTTAAAATAGATGAATTTAAGGGATTTATGGATCGGATGAAAAACAATAATTACTTTTCTGGTTTCATTCAAGATTTAAGCAGTATGTATGATGGAGATCCTGTTCGAAGACGAAAGGGGGTTGATAATGTCGAGACCTATACGATTGAAAAACCATTCTTAAATATAACGGCGGCCTGTTCAACCGATTGGTTAAACCAAGCTATCCAATCTGCCGATATATCCGGTGGATTCTTGGCGCGATTCATTTGGGTTATAAGCAATGATCTGATCGTAAATCCATCCCCTTGGCCAAAAATGGCGGATGGAAAAAAACGGAGTTCTTTAATCGGTAAACTGGAAAATATACGAAGAATATTAGATGTTAAATTGGGTTCCCATGTTGATTTCTTGAATGCTGAATACCGCTGGAATGAGTGGTATCAGGGATTTTATTCTAATCATCAGGGGGGAATGTGGGATGCAAACTATCATCGAATGTCAATTACTGTTCGGAAGTTAGCGATATTAAATTGCATCATGAGATATGAAGCGAAAGGGATTGAGGCGAACCAACCCGGCGTTTTCCTTGCAAATGATGAAGATGTTACCAGGGCTACAGAACTCGGAGAAAAATCAATTCGATGCCTAGATATGATTCAAATCGGAAATGGAAAATTCGATCTTTATATGAAGAAGGCTCTACGCGTCATCATGAAGGCCGACGGAATGAGACTCGAAGGATGTGAACACAGGGTCGTTCAACAAAATGTAAAGGTCTCAAGCTTTATTATGAAGCAAGTCATCGAATCGCTGAAAGATATGGATTTGATTGAAATAAATAGGGGTCCAAAGGGTGGGCTGGTCTACAAGGCAAAAGAAGGAGCTGATGGTTGGCTGGCGTCCTAATGTTGACATTTGTAGATCTACGTAGATTCTACATTTCTACATTCAACGTAGGAGATTTTTAGAAAAGCATTGAATAGATCTATTTCTAGATACAAAAAACAATTTGTAGAAGAAAATAGCCATCCCTATACTAAAGAGAAGAGAATAAAGAATATAAAGAAACATATAATATATAAGGATACTGATTAAAATCACTGAGTATATGGGCCTTCTACATTTAAAAAAATACGTTAAAACACATGTAAAACAAAGTCGTTTAGCGTATATTTTTTGATTACAACATTTGTCTACAGATAAAATGGTAACAGATCAGATAAAGCGTAACTTAACCGATATTTATTTTGTCATCCGACAAGTTCCCGGATGGCTGGCTTGGTGCAAATCGGCGGATTACACAGACAGTGAAATCGGGTTTCTCGAAAAGATGGATGATGAGTACAAGAATTATAATCCGGCCATCGAGATCGAAAAATGGGAACAGGAAATAGACAAGGAATTCGATCTCGATGTTTGGTCCGCTTCGGATAATCAGGAAAAATTATCTGTTTTGACATGGAAATATTCTCATTGGCGTAGGCTTTATTTTATGAAGTGCGGACGCGATATAAATGAGGCGATTCGAATCGATAGGAAGGTTTCCCATATCGAGCATCTTATGCGGATGACAAAAGCGAAATTGAATTTTAGGGATACGGGAAGAAAAAATTATCTTTTGTCGGATGATCAGATCAGGAAAGCATCATTCTATCCCCTAGAAAGATTACTGGATGAATTCGGGATTGAGATTACGAAAAGCAATAAAATTATCTGTCCCTTTCACGAAGATAAACATCCATCCATGTGGATCAAAAAAGGATTCGGTTATTGCTTTTCCTGTCAGGCCTCCGTTGATTCAGTGGGTTGGCTTATGCGGATAGAAGGATATTCATTCCCAGATGCAGTCAGAAGATTGATAAGGGAGGATTTCTAGATGGGTGACGAAATTGATGATGATTCGTTTTTCATTCACGGGGATATCAGAAAACAATTCCTGGATGATGAAGTAAAATTAAAAAGACATCGGGAAACTTATGCTCAAACAAGGGCCATTGTTTTTTGTGTTCGATGCGGATCAACGACGGTAGATCAAAATTTCACGACAGAATTACGTTGTTATGAATGCGGAACAACACTCGAATGGAATAGCCGGAAATTTAGTATCCGCAGAGATCCGGCTTCCGGCGAAGGAGATGTATTGGCGGCGTTTCGTAGTATGCGAAAAGAAATTACGGAATAGAATTCGATGAATCCTACTGACGATAATCAATCGCAATTACAATTCGGCGACACCGCCATTCTTGAAAAGATGCGCCGGGAACGGGAGTTAAAGAAAGAGGCACGGGAAGCTTTCTTTCGCCTCCGACCATGTGTTTCGTGCCAAGGGACGGGAAAGGATCAGCTGGAGTTCGCGGTGTTTAAGAAAAAGTATCCGAACTATTGGGTTAAACGATGAAGCCAAATCAATCCATTGATCTCTGCGCCAAGTGCGGCGATCACCGCAAAAACCATCCTTACGATTCAAAACCGAGCCGAAAAGGAGGATGCCACTATTTCTTCCTCGGCATGGAATGCTGGGATGATCCTGGAAGAAAAAGAGATCCCCGGGTTTGGCGAGAGACCTTCGCGTGGAAGAAATTCGAGAATGACCGGAAGGACGCCGAATGCCCCCTATGCGCCAATCCGTTTAATTCATGTTTATGTGAATTAGGATGACCGAAAAAGAAGCGAAGGAGATTATCGAAATCTCCATAGGTTGCGATGGCCCATTAAGTCGCCATGAGTCT